CTCAAAGTATTACACGCCAATGCGTGAAGGGTACTATAGAAAGACGGAGTAACTTTCTATTTTAACCAATCTTTAGCATCCTCTCCCAATACCTGACCCGCAATGTCAATCTTACTGCGCAAAGCCTTTAGTATCTTCTCGTCAATTGTATCAGGCGAAACCATGTCAATATAGGTGACCTTGTTTGTCTGTCCAATGCGGTGGGCGCGATCCTCAGACTGCAACCTAATCTCCAAATCATAACTGTTCGAAAAGTAAATTACTGTGTTGGCGGCCGTAAGCGTAATGCCATACCCACCTGTACGGGGTTGCCCCACAAAAAACCTAAGTGGATCGTTTTTATCTTGAAAGCGCGTAACAATAGCCTGACGCTCATCTTGTGGAGTACCGCCAAAGTATGTCGCCACAGAGTCTAGGCCAAATCTTTCTTGTAGCGCACCCTCTATGCGTAAAATATCATGCGTATAAGTAGCCCAAATAATGGCTTTACCTTGCACCTCATCTGTTAGCTCCAGTAATTCCTTTAGCCTGTTACTTGCAATGGTTTGTATTTCACCCTCATCGGGCTGTAGAAAACCGCAACATATCTGTTGTAAGCGCATGATCTGCGTAAGAACACTAGCCGTTGTAGCAAGCTCCCCACTCTCTAACTTAGCCAAAGCTAACTTTTTCATTTGTGTGTACAGCTTCTTTTGCTCTGGCGTAAACTCTATCTCACGTCGCACATAAACTTTCTCAGGCAGGTCTAAACAATCCTCCTTTAAAACACGGTTGCTAAATAAATCTAACTTTTCAGAAAGTTCTTCTAAACGTCTGTAGCCTACGATCTGTTGAAAGCTCCGGTGCCCCATGGTGCGTTGCTGAATATTCGCGTACCGCGCCTGAAAAGCAAAGTAGCTGTTAAACCCTAACGCCTTATTCTTTAAGAAGTCACACTGACTAAACAAATCCATAGGGCTCTTTGTTATTGGTGAGCCTGTTAAGATACGGCGATACTTTGAGTATTCCTGCAATCTTACAATGTTCTTTGTCCGGGCAGCTTTACGGTTTTTAATTGTGGTGCTTTCGTCTACAACCACAATGTTATTAGGGTTTTGATACAAAAAAGCTAACGCGGCCTCCGTCCCACGGCTCGTGGAAAACGCCTCAATGTTAATAACAAAGATTTTAATACCGTTGTAGTCTCCCACAATAAAGTCTTTTAAGTCCGTTTCCATGCGTTTTGTCTTAGCGGGCGTCCAACGTAAGATGTTTCGATTTATCCTATCTGGTAGATGAGCGGGTATCTCATTCTTAACCCAATTGTCATAAACACCCTTGGGTGCAACAACTAACGCAGAATCTATCTTGCCAGCTTCAAAAAGAACCGCCATGGTATCTATAGCCACTTTAGTTTTGCCTGTTCCCATTTCCATAAACAGCGCATAATACTCCTCGGCCCACGAGGCTTCGAGTGCTGTACGTTGGTGATCATATGGGTTGGTCTTATATTCGAATCCGTGCATAGGTCTCCCCTAAAAAAACTTCTTGACAACTGTGGAGTATAAGATATTATCTGTATTTGTCAAGGCCCAAACGGTGCCTTTAACCACGAAGGAGACTCGAAATGAGTAACGACGTACTAAAAATGATGGAACAAGATTTTGAGGATACTATCGCCTCTTCTGTCGAAAAGATAGACCAACAAGGACTTACTACGGTAGCTGAGTTGGCCCGACAAATCCGTGATGAAGAGCTTTATATTGACGATCTTGAAACAGACCTCAAGGCCGCTAAGAAAAGGCTTCTTAAATTAACGGACGAAGACATGCCCGCAATGCTTGCAGAAATAGGTATTTCTTCTTTTGCCTTGGATGACGGTTCTACCGTTCAAGTCAAACAAACGTATGGAGCCTCCATACTGGTTAACAATCGTCCGCAAGCTTATGATTGGCTACGTGATAATGGGTATGATGACATTATAAAGAATACTGTCTTATGCCAGTTTGGCCGTGGCGAGGATGATCAAGCCCACGCTTTCTCAGCATTTGCTGAAAGAGAAGGTTTTGTGCCTACGCAGAAAACCGAAATTCACCCTCAGACGCTACGTGCGTTTGTCAAAGAGAGGTGCGAGGCAGGAGAAGAGTTTCCGATGGAATTATTTGGAGCTTATGTCGGTCAACGCGCAGTTATTAAAAAAGGTAAGTAATATGGCACAATCAAAAGAAGTGGCTAAAAAAGAAGAAACAGGAGTTGCTGAGTTCAACCCTGCAATGTTTGAAGCGGACGCCGGTGGTGGTCTACAGGATTTGGGGCAAGAAGATTTAGCCCTGCCGTTTCTTAAAGTTCTATCAGGTAATGACCCTGTATTGGACGTTAACGATGACGCTCGTAAAGGTGACATCTATAACACCGTCACAGGAGCCTTGTACAAGGGCAAGACGGGCATTCGAGTAATTCCATGCGCATATCAACGTCGGTTCATTCAATGGGCTCCACGGGGCGTTGGAAGCGGTGCGCCAACGGCTATCTATGAGCCAAGCGACGCTCGTCCAAAAGTAGAGCGGTCTAAGGATGACAACAAAGATTACGTGATGGACGGTTCGGGTGAATACATCGAAGAAACGCATCAGCACTTTGTAGTTCTGCTTGCGGAAGACGGTTCGATGGAAACAGCTTTGATTGCAATGAAATCTACGCAACTTAAAAAGTCACGTAAGTGGAATAGCATCATGGCATCACGTTCTATGATGGGGGCAAACGGGCCTTTCACGCCACCACGTTTTGCTTACATCTATGACTTGAAGACTATTGGGGAAGAAAACTCCAAAGGTTCATGGCATGGTTGGGAAATGTCAGTAGAAGGTCCAGTGTCCGACGCTCACATGTATACACGGGCAAAAGAATTTGCATCAAGCATTACCGCAGGGGATGTTGTTGTGAAACACTCAGATGAAGAAGCATCAAGTAAAAACGATAACGATATACCGTTTTAATTAATGTATGCGGCGGGGTAATAATGCTCCGCCGCTTTCTTTCGAGTGGGGTAAATAATGTCAGCAGAAAAGTTTACGGCCATCTTTGATGGTTTAAAAGAAGCCTACGGCTACTTTAGAATAGAAAATACAGGGGCAAATGGTAAGGCCAAAGGCAAAGCGGGCATATTAAGAGAACCGCGCAATGAAAAACTTTGGAGCAACCATTTATCAGGAGCCGGTGCCGGTTTAGGCATTATTCCAATTAACGAAGATAACTGTTGTAAGTGGGGTTGTATAGATATTGATCAATACCCTCTGGATCACACTATCCTCGTAGATAAAATACGCCGTTTAAAAATACCAATGGTGGTTTGCCGCTCAAAGTCAGGCGGAGCCCATTGCTTCCTGTTCGCAAGTGAATGGACAGAAGCTAAAGATATGCAGAAGGCTCTGCAATCAATAGCCGCGGCCCTCGGATATGGCGAGAGCGAGATATTTCCAAAGCAGATTAAGCTACACCTCGACCGCGGGGATGTAGGTAACTTTCTTAATCTACCTTATTATGACCACGAAAGTGGTTTGCGCTATGCCTTTTTAGATGACGGCACTTCGGCAACTTTAGAAGAATTTATTGAATTGTACGAAAAACATGTACAAACGCCAGAACAAATTGTTAAGCTTCAAGTAGTAGGTGGCGGAGAAACCGACCTACTCAAGGACGGTCCGCCCTGCCTACAGATACTATGTAAAGCTCGTATCAGCGAAGGAGGACGAAATAATGGTCTATTCAACATCGGTGTTTACTTACGCAAGGCGTATCCAGACAGTTGGGAGTCAGAGATTTTACGCTTCAACATGGAGTACATATCTCCGCCATTGCCACTCTCGGAGGTAAATGTTGTTGCCAAACAAGTTGAGCGGAAAGATTACGCGTACAAATGTTCAGACGCCCCGATCAATTCGCACTGTAATAAAGACCTATGTCGGACACGTAAGTTTGGCATAGGTGCCGCGGTAGCCGGTGCTACCATCGCAAATCTCCGAAAATATAACTCTACCCCACCCGTTTGGTTTATGGATGTAAACGGCGAGCCCCTAGAAATGGACACGGACGCACTAATGAACCAGATGACATTTCAAAAAGCTTGCATGGAGCAACTTAACTTTATGCCACGCTCTGTTGCCAAGCAACAATGGGAAGCTCGGATAAGCACACTGCTTAACGAGATGAAAGATAACGAGAGCGCAATCATTGAAGTGGCACAAGACGCCAGTATAAGTGGTCAGTTCTACGATTACTTAGAAGAGTTCTGTCGTCATCTACAGGTTGCGCAAGATAAAGAAGAAATCTTGCTTCGTAAACCTTGGACAGACGAGGAGATCAACGTAACTTATTTCAGGCTTAAAGACTTTGAAAACTTCCTGAAAAAGAATAAGTTCTTCGAATATAAATCACACCGTATTGCTCAACGCCTACGGGACATTAATGGAAGTAGCCTTGTTATGAAGATCAAAGGCCGTGCTGTACGCGTCTGGCAAATCCCATCGTTTGATAATGTAGATATTGATATTGATCCGCCCGAGTTTGGATCACAACATGAGGCACCGTTCTAATGCCAAATGTACTCAAAGCCGACCGTAACGCTGAAATTGTGCGACTTATTGATGAGCAACGGGTTACTATGACCGCGGTAGCTAAGTGGTTCGGAATATCCAAACAACGGGTTCAACAAATATATAAGCGCGAAAAAGCTAGAAATGTTTAGAATTTTTGGCCCGCCCGGAACAGGGAAGACGACCACGCTACTTAATATGGTAGATGAAGCGTTAGCGGCGGGTACTCACCCTCACCGCATTTCTTTTCTGGCCTTTACCCGTAAAGCGGCAAACGAAGCAAAAGAACGTGCCGCCGCTCGCTTTGGTTTAGATGCAAAGAAAGACTTGGTTCACTTCCGGACCTTGCATTCCCTCGCACTAACCATGACGGACATCCGCCCCGAGCAAGTAATGCAAGAAATAAACTATAGAGAATTAAGTAAAAAGATCGGTATCTCTTTAGGTGGGTCAAAGAACACTAACTTTGATGATGACATGCCTTCTATGGTTTCCAGTAACGATCCTATTTTAGGATTAATTAACTTAGCTCGCCTACGAAAAGTTAACTTGCGCGACCAGTATAACATCAGCAACCTTGAGGATGACTGGAACACAGTAAATTATGTGGATAAATGTTTAAGAGAATACAAAGAAAAGCTAGGTCTGTACGATTTCACAGACATGTTGGCTCAGTTTGTGTCTGGCAAAAACACGTACTGTCCTGAATTTGATCTATGCTTCTTAGATGAAGCGCAGGATTTAAGTCCGCTACAATGGGATATTGCTCATATACTAGATGAAAACTCCAAGCGTATGTACTGTGCAGGAGACGACGACCAAGCTATCTACCGATGGGCCGGTGCCGACGTCGATCACTTTATTAATTTGCCCGGAGGTTCGGAGACGCTTTCGCAATCATACCGTATTCCTCAAACTGTACATACACTGGCAGAGAATGTCGTGCGCCGCATCACGCGGAGATTTCCAAAACGATACGAACCAAAAAAAGACCGAGGCAATGTGGCGCGGATCAGTCATATAAGTTCTCTGGACATGGCACAAGGGTCTTGGCTAATTTTATCGCAAGCAGGTTATCAACTCCAACCGGTGGCTAGTGACTTGAAATCAAACGGTTATTTGTTTACTTACCGCGGCCATCGGTCAATTAGCGAAAAAATATCTGATGCCGTCAACGGTTGGGAGCAGATGCGCAAGGGTAAAGAAATATCGGGAGAAGTGGCACGTAAGATTTACAGCTACATGTCTACGGGAAATCGTATAACACGGGGTTATAAAAAGCTCCGCGATTTAGACGACGACGACATGGTAACGATGGAGGATTTAATTAGCAAGCACGGATTACTTGCCGACCCTAAGTTAATATGGTCCGAAGCAATGGATAAAATGCCTGAGATAGATAGGGCATACATCACGGCTATGTTGCGTCGCGGTGAAAAGTTTAATGGTATTCCTCGCATTACAGCGTCCACGATCCACGGGTCAAAAGGCGGAGAAGCGGATAACGTCGTACTGTTCACGGACCTGAGTGCCGCGGCAGATAACGATATGCGAATTAATCCAGATGATATGCACAGAGTTTTCTATGTAGGGGTAACGCGTACCCGACAGAACTTGTATATTGTTGAACCTGAAGACGCGACAAGGAGCTACGATCTATGAATTGTTGGCAATGTAATAATGAATTAATTTGGGGCGGCGACGAAGATTGTGAAATGTTAGATGACACAACGGGTGACGATCATACGATCGTTACTAATCTGTCGTGCCCTAAATGCGAAAGCTTTGTATTAGTTTATCACTCAAAGGAGAAAATAAGTGAAGAAAATGACATGGGATGAATGGAAAGCGCACGAACAATCTAAACGTGCCCAAGAAAAAGACCCTAAAAGAACGGTCAAATTCGAATACGATAAAGAAAATGGTGAAATGGTTCACTGTGGTGATGTAGATCAGGTGAAACATTAATGAAACGCAATGAATTATTAAATAAAGCAGAAAACTTAATCACTGGTGATCGAGCAAAAGATTACGGTGATGCTTATGAAAACCATGCGCGTATTGCGGACGGTTGGAATATTATTATGAACGGAGCTTTAAAGAGCCACGGCTTTTTAACTCCGTCACACGTAACCCTAATGATGGACTGGGTAAAAACGAGTAGGCTCATCGAAACAATAGACCATGAGGATTCATGGATTGATAAGGCGGGATACACCGCTCTAGGTGCAGAGTTTATCGAAAGAGATGCTCGCCCTGTAAATAAAATTATTGAGGAAATAAAAAATGGCAAATCTACAAATGGCTATGTTCGCTCCAAAGAGTGAGTGGGTTCCACCCCTAGAACTACCCGACATCACAAGTGCCGCTAAAATTGCAATTGACGTCGAAACACGCGACCCAAACCTAAAAAAGAATGGGCCCGGATGGCCTACAGGTGACGGGGAAGTTGTAGGCTATGCCGTGGCTATAGATGGTTGGTCTGGTTACATACCCATCCGGCATTACGGTGGCGGTAATTTAGATGAAAAGATTGTAAACCGTTGGCTCAAGAAAGTGTTTGAGTGTCCCGCCGATAAGATCATGCACAACGCACAATATGATCTGGGTTGGATTAAACGCATGGGATTTACTGTTAATGGACGCATTATTGACACAATGCTTGTAGCGTCGCTCTTAGATGAGAACCGGCTTAGCTACAGTCTGAATGCGTTGGCCTACGAACACTTAGGTAAAACCAAATC